ACCGTGGGCGAGCGGTGCCTGTGGTGAACGCAGTGGGTCCCAGTTCAACAGGTAAATGAAAAATGGGCCCTCTGTAGCATTTGGGCCTCTAGATTAATTGGGCTTGGACCAATAGATTCGAGATTGGTCCTTTAAGTTGAAATAAAAACTGGACTCATTAACAAAACGAATATTTTATTCAATAAATATCCATTACACATTCACACACAAACATTAGTACATACATCATATTCGTCAAATACTTGAATATCAACTACAGGAGCCCCATTCATGATCAGAATATCCACTAGTTCCGTCATGTCCTCATGCTTGAACTCATCGAACGTGGTGTTCCTGTACATGATAGCTAACATATGACGAATCCCCTCCTCTAAATCATTGAAATCGAAAGGAGGTATAATTCCATCATGCCCGTATGGAATCGAGAATGTCTTCTTCACAAGAATTGGAGATCTTGTTGAGAATAGCTGAATATGGACATTAATGGAATCATCACCTTTCAAACGGACATTGATAACAAATACTAACCCCTTCTGATTTACATATCTGATCGTCATATCGACTGTGAATTGTTAGAATTCATACTTACATTATATAATAAGAGAAAGGACAATATATGATCCATGATAAAACACGTAATTAAATAATAACCACATGTCTAGATATGAATATATATTTGATAGTGATACTACTATCAAATCCTATAAAAGAAAGGAAACATGAGCGACGATAATTATCCCAATAATTATCGGAATGTCAAATACTGTACTGTATATGTACACGTATATATACAGGAAAATAAAGAAAAGAAGAAACACACACACACACAAATCTAAATAATCTTGAGAAAATACGGCCCCGCAAGGGCACAGAAACTACACCCAACCAAACTAGAATAAACATTAGAAAAAAATGCACACGTGTATCCTCACGTGTGGATGAGATAAAACAGGATAAAAGAAAAGGAAAAATAAAATAACAGTTGCGGAAGGATGAATGTGCAAATAAGAAAATGCAAAGGATATCGGAATAAATAAAAATAATAAGTTCGTAGTAATTACAATTATGCCATTTGGAGTCTCCATATATATAGGACTCCCATTCACCGATATGCAATCGGTGTCTATTGGTATCAGGATAGAGAAATAATGCCCGGATTCCCAAAATGCCCCTAATTATGTGTCTGAAAGGCGCGTGGTAGTGCGGTCAAAAAGTTAATCTTCTCTCTCCAAAAACTCACCGGAACCCTCAAACTGACTGATTCCGGTGTCAATTTTCGACACGCGCGGCGGTATGTACCCCTGGGAGGGTAGAAACCACTACGCTACGCAGCAGCCTTAGCTACGCCGGAGCTTAGCACGCCCACGTTCTAATATT